GCTAACCGCAGAGGCGAACAATATGAAACATGTGATTTGCCTATGTGTATGGATTGCACCAAGGAAATTTCAAGAGACCATGGGTTGTGCCCACATCATTATGAATTGTATTTGCAAAGGGAATTGCCGGATAAATTTCAGCAAAGAAAACAGTCGTTTGCCAAAGGCTATATAGCTAGTAAATCGTTAAATATCTTCTGAAAAGAGGTGAACGGATTGAGAAGGAAACGTGTTTTTACCGAAAAACCCAAGCCCGGATCCGTCGAATGGCAGCGGATGGTCATTCGCGAGGAGGCAAGGGAAGAAATCAAGAATCGCGAAAAAAGCGGGAAATGAAAAAAAGCCCGGCAACCCCGTGCCGTCCAAGCTATCAATTAATTTAATCATATCATAAGGGGTGGCCGGGATGGAAGATATGAAAGCGACTATAAACTTACTTGAAAATGCTGTATATATCGTTAAGGATGGCCAGCTCACTAAAGTGACGGCCAAAGAGTTTGGGCAAGACATCATCATCTGGAAGAATGGCAAGGTACTGGACATAGATCGTAGTCAACGATTGAGGATACAGGGGCAGGAGGTGATTTAATTGTATTTGTGGAAAGTATGGAAGCCGTTTCAAATTACTGATGTTTTTGTTGTAACTAAAGAAAAAAACTTGGAAGAGGTTTTACAGGTATTGAAAAACAATGAATATGGCCAGCCAGAAACAATTGAATTTGTAAGAACGGTATTAGCTTAACTAGATAAAAAGTCCTAACGGAAGAACCGACGGACGTGATGAAGAGCAAAAACTCTTTGTTGCGTCCTTTTCTTTTTTGGGATTGGAGGAGAGGTACATGAAGTTAAAACGCCCAGAATGGCATTGTAGAGGGTGTGTATGGCTAACACGGGATAACCTATGCACTTTCGTTAGATGCGTGCGCTGGAGCGGATTTTTGGCGGAGAGGGATGGTGTTAAGAATGAACGTAGCAGTAAATCTCAGACCAGCAGTCTTTAAACATGTTGAAGCGGAACTTTATGCCTATCATGAAACCAAAAAAGAAATCATTCGTTTGAGAGAGCAAATTCTCCATGGCACGACAACAGATGATGAGAATGTCGGTGGAGGACGAGCAAATATTCCGGGTAGACCTACGGAGAGAATTGCTACACGACTATTGACAAACAAGCGTTTAAGGAATCTTGAAGAAATTGTCGAAGCGATCGAGAGTGTACTTTATCAATTAGACGATGTTCAAGTAAAGCTTATTCAACTAAGGTATTTTTCAAAGAAAAAAAGCTGGGAAGCCATCGCTGACGAGTGCCACATTCACGTTCAAACGGCATATAAATACCGAAGATTGATCGTCCATGCAATAGCGGAAAAACTTGGCTGGATATGAATCATATAGTAATCGTATAGTTTTGGGGTCTAATTTTAGTTTACAATGGTATCATGGGAGGTAGGTCGGAGCGGCAAACGCCAACCTGCTATTCCGAAAAGCCAGTATAATATGTCGAACCTGCTGCTCGACGAAAGCGCCTGCGTGGATCCGACGGGCGCTTTTAAGATTTTTTTGCAGGAATTTCCTCTTTCCTGTCGAAATAATCGATGGGAAGGGGGTGTGAAAATGAATAGATTGGAGAATTTCAAAAAGTATCATATTGAAAAATTAAAAAATAAATTAAATGATATTTATACAGTGGATCCGCCCGAAGGATATAGCATTGGACAAACTGATAAGAAGATCCACCTTCTTGATGAATTAGATTTTCTTACGAAAGTCGAAGAGATATATTCTGTAATTGAGTCCACCGATAATCCTAATGGTGAAACCTATAATAATTATCGTGATTATCTAGAAAAAACAAGAGAAGCTATACAAATTATAAAGACTAATATTAAAGAAATTGAATCCAAATATGAGGATGAAATAAAAAATATAAACATTCTTTTAGAATCGTTTGAAAAACATTTAGACAATAAACAATAAGGCACCCATCGCGGTGCTTTTTCTTTTGCTCCAAAACAAACGAACGGCTGTTGGAGGTGGGTGATGATGTAGATGGCCGACCAAAAAGACCTGGCCTACCAAGATTATTTGTCTGGCATGAAATATAAAGACATCGCAGAAAAATATGGCGTCACCCTGAATACCGTAAAATCATGGAAAACCCGTTATAAGTGGTCCCGTGATGGTGTGCATACAAAATCAAAAGGTGTGCACACAAAAAAGAAAGGCGGCCAACCAGGGAATCAAAACGCAAAAGGCCATGGGGCTCCGAAAAATAACCAAAATGCCAAAAAGCACGGTCTTTTTTCTAAGTATATCCCCCAAGCAACATTAGAAATCATGGATATGCTCAACGAAAAGAGTCCAGCCGATCTCATTTGGGACCAAATCATGATCCAGTATGCAGCTATCATCCGGGCACAACAAATTATGTTTGTTGAATCGAAGGATGAAATGATTAAAGAAGTTAAGAGAGAAAAAGAGAGCTGGGGAGAAAAATCGAGTAGTTCAGAAACTGAATGGGAATTCCAATTTGCATGGGATCGCCAAGCGACTTTTTTGAATGCTCAATCGCGGGCGATGTCAGAGCTCAGGAGCCTTATAAAGCAGTTTAATGAGCTTGCTCATGAAGACGATGAGCGCAGATTGAAGCTGGAGCAAATGCAGCTTAGCATTGACAAAACCAAAGCGGAAATTAAAGAAATCACTAACGAAAATACAGAAGAAAAGACGATTATCGTAAATGACACGGATGAAATGAGGGCGGTTCTCAATGAACGTCATAAAGATAACTGACCTTATCAATCCGGTTTTTTATGATTTTTGGTTGAACGAAAAGCCCAATAGTATTCTTAAAGGTGGCCGTTCATCCATGAAATCGTCAGTCATATCCTTAAAGCTTGTCGTTGATTTTTTAAATGATGATCAGGGAAATGTTGTTGTACTCCGTAAAGTCGGGAAATATTTATCAACGTCCGTATATGAACAGATTAAATGGGCTATATATATGCTCAAAGTTGAAAATGAATTTTATTTCGGGAAATCACCATTGATCATTCGTCATAAACGGACAAATACGGCATTTTATTTTTATGGCGTCGATGATCCGATGAAAATCAAGTCAGCCAAAATAGCAAAAGGCTATGTCATGGCGCTTTGGTTCGAGGAACTAGCCGAATTCGCTGGAGTCGAAGATATTGACATTGTCTCCGATACGTTTATACGTCAAGATTTGGGAGATAAAGAGGTTAAAATCTATTATTCTTATAACCCGCCAAGAAACCCATACGATTGGGTAAATGAGTGGGTAGACAGCAAACAGAATGCCCCAGATTATTTTATCCATCATTCCACGTATCTCGATGACGAAAAGGGATTTTTATCTAATCAGCTTTTAAGGAAGATCGAACAATATAAGGAAAACGACTATGATTATTGGCGTTGGATGTATAAGGGCGAAGTTATCGGCCTTGGCGATATGGTCTATAATATGAATCATTTTCATTGGGTTGATAGCATCCCAAGCGATGATGATTTATTATTAATCGACCTTGCGATTGATACAGGCCACCAAGTATCAGCTACCACTTATTTGGCGTTTGGTTTAACAAAGAAGCTGAATGTTTATCTATTGGATACCTATTACTATTCGCCAGAAAATAAAGTCGTTAAAAAGGCACCTAGTGAATTTAGCAAAGACTTGCATGAATTCACTCAGAAGATAACTGCAACCTACAATAAATACTTTGATCAACAGACAATAGATAGTGCTGAGGGAGCATTAAGGAACCAATATTTTAAGGATTATGGTATCCGTCTTCATCCGATAGCAAAAAAGAAAAAAGTGACCATGATTGAAAACGTCCAAGACCTTCTTGCACAAGGTCGTTTTTTTATGCTCAATAATCCAAATAACCAAATTTTTTATGAGGAGCACAAGAAATATCAATGGGATGCCGACACATTAAAGAGTGACGATCCCAAAGTAATAAAAGAAGATGATCACACGTGTGACGCCTTCCAATATTACGTGAATGATAACCTTCAAAAGCTAGGACTCAAGAGTTAGGCGGTGAGCTTATGTTCAAAAACATAATCGCCAAGATAAGGCAGGTGATGTATAGATTGGGCTTGATAAAAGGAGTTAAAAGTGTACTAGATTCAAAGGATGTCATCGCATCTGAGGACTTTTACAACCACATAGATATGTGGCACGCACTTTATAAAGGCTATTATCCGGGTTGGCATGATATCGAATATTTCACGCTTCAAGGGAAAAAGACGCGCCGTATGAACAGCATGAGAATGCCAAAGGTT